AAGATTCTATCGCTATCTCTATCGTGTATTGCGTCTACATAACTCATAGAGTTTTGCCAACTGTCTCCAAAATAGTATTGAGTTCTTCGTTTTCTTTATTTGTTTCGCCAAGTTTGGCCTTGTAAGCGGTACGCACAGCCTTTTTCAATAGACTGGGTTTGATTTCCAATTCTTCAGCGACTGCTTTGATAGTATCACTTAGACCTTCACTAAGTGTATCAATTTCATGCATGGTTGCCATGCCTTCGTTTACCAATTGTGTGAGTTTAATTTTAGCATCGCCGTTAAAAGTTCGTTCTGACATAGAATCTCCTGTGAAAGTAGTTATTATACAAGAGTGTGTAAGAAAGTCAACTATTTTGTGTAATTATTGGAAAATCTCAGGATGTTGTTTACCAAATACTTTCATGTATTTGCCAGCCATCATATCTGCTTCCATCTCAATTGGGGAGCCGGGATAACTGTCACCGGGTTGTATCATGCCCAACTCACTTTGACGGCAGTGAACGAGTTCATGGAACACAGTACGCATTATATCAACTAAGTTACGATTTTTAACATATACCCAAACATCATTTTTTCCCTCTGTATGACGACCTGTATGATGATTCATTTGAGCATCTTTAGTGTCATAACTCCATTCAAACTTGGGCATAGTTTCTAAGTTGATTTTATCAACGGTCCAACGAATAAACTCCTGCATGATAGGAAGTTTATCATAATCTACTTGATGTTCTTCGTCATCCTCATCAAGTTTACCTTTGATCCAATGTTCAGGTGTTTTCTTAAACTTGTATTTGAATATCTTTTTTAATGCATTATGCGAAATCTTATGTTTACGAGCAATATTACGCACCAAATCATCTATGGTGTTATAGTCGTGCTTTTGCAATGAAGGTAGCAATTTTGCTAATTCACTTGCGGCTGATTCTAATATGATATTTTCGCTTAACATGTAGTATTTATACAAGAATTGCTCACTTTGATGAATCGGGGAGCGAATCCTATCATCACGCAGCAGCCGCGTACTCGGTCCTAAGGCGAGTTCTTTATTTTCAATAGTCCAAGTAATCTGAACAATTGAATGTAAATGTATCCTATATCTAATTCAAACCAACGCTTGCTTAATCTTACATTTGCTGGGTCTAAATGATGATTATTGTGTAATTCTTCACCACCGATAATTATACCCCATGGACTGATGTTTTTGCTATTATCTTTAGTTTCACCATTGCGATAACCAAAGTAATGTCCTACTCCGTTTATGACACCTGCTGCCCAAAACGGAATCCAAATCATTTGTATGCCCCAAATCAACAATCCGATAATTCCAAACAATTGTAAGTTGATAAACAACATTAACATGATTCCTAATTGGTTATAAGGTGTATATAACTTACGTTCTATATAATCATCGGGAGTTCCTACTCCATATTGATTGACCATGTTTGTATCTTGTGCGGCATCTTTATATAGTAAAGCACCTTGAAATAATACTTTTTTGATTCCATATACCATTGGACTATGCGGGTCACCTTCAACATCTGTATCTTTGTGATGTTTGCGATGTATTGCTACCCATTGCTTTGTGACCATGCCCGTTGTCAGCCATAGCCAAAAACGCATAAAGTGGCTAAGTATAGGATTAAAGATTAATCCACGATGTGCTTGACCACGATGTAAATAAACAGTTACGCACACAATGGTGATGTGTGTCATAACTAATGTATAAATTAATTCTGTCATTATTTTGTTCCGATTACTAATTTAAGAAAGTATCAGCAAACTTTTTACACAATTCTAATATCTTTTTATTTTTAGTAATCTCAACATGAAATTGTTTGTGTTCGTAAGTGTTACTATTATCTTCTGTAGGATCTTCGTATCCACAATATACTTTTCTTACTACTGAGTCATTAATAAGATTAGTGCAACTCTCTCTGTAACGTTCATCCATATGTTCGCTGCATGGACTTAATGTTGTAATGATAATGCTACCTTCAGGAATATCTCCGTATTCGTGTTTATATTTGTTTATTGCCGCACGTTCGGCATGTATACGTTTGTCATTAAATGCAGGAACATTAAGTGATTTAACTAACTTATTATCAGGGTCAAGAACAGCGGCAGCAACCATACCATAATATTCACTATCACTTTCTTGTCCGTCAATAATCATCTGACACAAATCAACAAGAATTTTGTCTAGTTTTGTTCTATCACGTATTTCAAAGTCACTGGATTTCATAAATCTAAATTATAAGTTTCAAACCTCTTTAATCTATTTATGAACTCATCACTTTGTTCAGTTAATACACCGGTGATTTGATAACTAACTCTTGGATTATGTCCAGCGTTTGCTGTACTATGTGGTAAATTTTGCCAATCAAATGTATGTACATCTCCTGCACGCCATTGACTGTACATATAGTTACCGTAACTCCAAAAATGTCCTTGTTCCCAATCTGTTAAATGAACTACTAACCTGATAATTCTCCATGGATTATCGGGTGCCATTTTTTGTAACTTATCTATGTGTAAGTTCCAAGTTTGACCGGGCATTTGCACATGTATTCTACTCCAAGCATTTTCTAAAGCAAATAATGAATATATTTTTTTAAGTTGATTAGTACTTTCTAAACTCATGTTAGATATAATTTCTTGGAAATGAGCCTGTTGATTAACATCTTTTGGTAATGTATTGAGATTAATACTTTGTATCAGACTAGAAACTTCAGAACTAAAATCACCTATAAATCTACCTAATTTAGTACATTTATCAACTTCTTTATCAAATTTAAAATTATCAAAGTGGTAGTTACTTTTTTGGACTCTAGAGTCCCAATCACTTGTCATTTTATATACCTTTACTAATAAAATTAACCCGGGGCGTAAGGGTTAATAGGTCTATCCCATTCACCCTCTTTTTCAGGGTAAACGGGATATTCATCTTCTCTAGGACCTGAATTAATCAGCACTAGCGTTTGCGCCGCACTTAGCACGTTTAGCATTTGTTAATGCTCCGAAGTCAACTTTCCATTCTTGACCTGGTTGTAACTCTTTGATACCTTGAGGTAACGCATACATAACACCAGCTTGTTGTTCAATCTGTGCGATTGGCATACGGAACTTAGTTAAGTCATTGCCTAAGTTAGGATATGGAGCAGTGTGTGGGAACATCCAACCTGCTGCTTCATTAGTTTGATTATTAACTACAATTTTGTAGAAAGCATGTGGTACAACTACACCTTTACCAATTTGTTTATCTTGTGCGTTATATACTCCACCAGCAACTATCCAATAACTTTGATTGCGTTGAACAGTCCAACCACGAACACTAGTTTCAAGTAGTTTCCAAATACCACGATTTAAACTACCTGCTTGTGGACTCATGTTGGTCATTAAAAATGACTCAAATTCCACCTGTACGTCCCATGATAAGTCTCCATCTGGAGCCATATGTCCTTTGTCGTATCCTGTTCCAGCGTAATCGTTGGGAGTGGCTCCGTTTTGAACAAATTGATTAGTAGCAAAAGCATTAGTACGAGCGACACAGCCGAGAGCGTTTTGAGGTAATAGTTCATACATTACAAACCTTGGTAATTTAGCAGGTGCATCATATCCTACCAAATATGCTTGTTGACATAATGGTTGAATCTGTCCCTGAACTTGTGGGAAACCGTAAGGTGCATGTGCCTTACATTGTTCTACTGGGAATGGTTGACGTTGGTTCCAAGCACTAGCGTTAAAACTAACAAGTGCTGTAATAGCAAATAAAATAGATAATAGGATTTTCTTCATGGTTGTTCTCACTTCTTAACACAAACTAATCGTTCGCTGTGCCCTGAGCCTTCTTCGGTACAGACTTCGTCCTTGGCTGCTGCACATCCTGCTAGGATAGCAATCAATGCCAAAAGTGGTAATAATTTTTTCATAGTAGTCCTTTAAAAATACTATTTATCACACTAAATGACGATAAAATTCTTTCCCCATCCAACGTCCTTGACCACCTGCTGCACTAACACAGGCTTCTTCTACATCATCTTCCCAAACTCTTACATCTTCACCGCGATGTTTGTCCCAGAATCCTTTACCTGCATCTGTTTGATCATAACTTCTATTGATATTAAATCCTTCAGATTTAAGATAATCATACATTGTAGATGCGATACCCTGACGTTCATAATTAT